CTCTCTCTCCTGACCCTGGGTCGAGAGTCGTTGTGCCGCAAGGCATTTCGGCATTCTTGAATTGCGAATGGCTAATTGATTTAATTAACACCATTCCCGATAATGCAATATGGCCGCGCTATATGTCCGCTCCGCACCCATTAGCGGTGGGCTCCTATGGTCAGGAATTGGAAACAATGGCGGAGAATAGGCGCGATAAGCCATTAAGGTGGTGGCAAAGGCTGGCAGCCAGGCGAATATTGGAGCATGATATTAATGGTGCCCTGTGCTGGCGTGAATGGATGCTGACATTATCCAGGCAGGGTGGCAAGTCCTGGCTAATGGCGGAATTGGCTATGTGGAGAATATCGCGCCCTGAATTGTTTGATGATGGCCCCCAGCTGGTCATGCATTTAGCCGATAAACTCCAGACCGGTGATGAGGTGCAGGGGCCAGCCCGCGCCTGGGCTAAGGCGCATAAGGACAATGGCTGGCGCGCCAATGAGAGTGCTGGCCAGAAAACAGTTTTCGCCCCCGATGCTGGGCGCTGGCGCGTGTTCAGCAAGTCCACCCCCTATGGCTTCAGTGCTGGCCTGGCCCTGGTGGATGAAGTCTGGGACATCCTGGCTGCCCTCATTGAGGATGGGGTGGAGCCCACCCAGATGGAGCGCCAGCAGCCTCAGCTGGGCCTGCTGTCCAGCGCGCACCCCAGGGCCACCAGCCTGTTTATCGACAGGCGCGCAACAGCTTTAGCTGGTGGGTCCATCCTGATCATGGAATGGTCCACCCCTACCTACCTGGAGCTGGACGACAGACACGGCTGGCGCATGGCCTCTCCGCACTGGAGCGCCCAGCGTGAGGCTGTCATTGAGCGCGCCTATCACCGCGCCCTGGCCAGGCGCTCCAGCCAGCTGAGCGAACAGGACCCGGTGGCCACGTTCAAAGGCCAGTACCTGAACCAATGGCCAACGAAGGCCACCAATGAGATAGCGCTACCGGGCGAGCGCCTGTTTGCCCCTGAGGCCTGGTCCCAGCTGGCTGGGGATGTGGACCCGGTGGGGCCTGTCGTTTTCGCTGTGGAGGACTTTGCAGGGGTCGCCGTGTCCGTGGCTGTGGCTGGTCGGCTGGGGGATGTGATCACCCTGGAGGCCTACGAACACAAAGGGGATAGGCGCGCCGTCTATGCCTGGATCAGCACCCAGGCAGCTGAGCACCCTGGCAGCTCTCTGCTGGTGGGGTCCAGCCTCGCTGCTGATGCCCCTGTGCTGGAGCTGGGCGCCGCTATGGCTGTGGTGCCCATGAACTACCAGGACACGCGGGCTGCGCTGTCCCTGCTGCGCCAGGTGGTCAACAGGCGCGCCCTGGTGCATGCGCCATCAGCTGACCTGGATGCACAGGTGGAGGCCTGCAGAGTCCAGGATGGCGCCAGCGGGCTGCGCGTGGCCTCTACGGCTGCGCGGTGGGATGTCATCAGGGCTGCAGCCTGGGCTGTGGGCGCCGTGGAGCGAGAGAGGAGGTACGCACCCAGCGTGTATTGACACGCTGGAGTGAGTTTGTGGAACCATCAGCGTGTCCATACACATTCACGCCATGAGAGAAGGGGCAAACACATGGCAGCACCAAAGCGCACAGCGACACCAGCGAGAAAACGGAAACGCGCCACAGCTACGGCGCCCATGCCAATGAGTGAGCTGCAGCAGGCAGTAAAGGCAATGGACCTCAGCTTTGTGCAATGCAGGGACTTTGGGCACAGCTGGAGGCCCTACACAGCGCGCTGGAGCGCAGCCGACAACGCTTACCAATCGCAGCTGCAATGCCAGCGCTGCAAGGCTTTGCGTGTGCGCTGGCTGTCCAGGACTGGCCACCAGCTGGGGCGCCAATACGACTACCCAGAGGGCTACTTAGTGAAGGGCATGGGGCGCCTCAGTGGCACGGACAGGGATGTCATCAGGCTGCAGTCAGTGCTGGCTGTGCTGGCCCCAGATACGGCTGAGGAGTAGGGGTATGGGCTACATGACAGCCATGGCTGCCTGTTACGGCTGTGGGCAGCTGATGACGTTCAATCCTGAGCTGGTGCCCAGTGTCGTTGTGGATGGCCAGCGTGAGCCCATCTGCCGTGAATGCGTGACGCGCGCTAATCCCATGCGCGCAGCCCATGGCCTAGAGCCCATCGTCCCAATGCGGGGCGCCTATGAAGCTGAGGAGTGCTGACATGCGTGAACTAATCCTGAAGGTCTGGTGTGACCTGTGCGCCCTGGAGCGTGTCAGTGGCGGGCTGGATATTGCAGTGAATGTGGAGGCCAAACACACCTACACACTGGGCGCTGTCCAGGGCGAGAGCAGGCCAGCGCTGAAGGTGCTGGAGCTGTGCGACACCCATGACAAGGTGGCGACAGACCTAATCGAGCTGCTGGGCCAGCTGGGCCAGACACCTGAGCTGAAGACAAAGCCAGCCCCCGTGGCGCCCCCTCCTGTTGAGCGACAGGGCACAGCTAAGCGCCTGGTGCCCTGCCCCTGCTGCAGGGTGGAGACAGGGCGCAACACCTTAGTTGCGCATGTCTGGGGTAGGCATCGGACCGACCAAAGGCCTGACCTTCATGGCGTCTGCCCTGAGTGCAAGCTGCGAGTAGACAGCAATACAGGGCTCTCAGCGCATCGGCGCAGTAGCCATGGCTTTGATGCACTGGTGGAGGCCCTGGCAGGGGTGGATGAGAAGCGCTACCCAGCACTGGTCAGCTATCGCAAGAACGGGGGCCAGGTGTAGTGAGCAGGCGCTGGCAGGCAGTGCTCAGTGTTCTGCTGCTGCTCCTGGCTTTGGCTGCTGTTGTCACATTGGGTGGCCTGATAGGGGAGATAGAGCCCTGAGCCCCCTGGCCATTCACATAAGCCATTCGGCGACTGGCGCCCCCTGGGTAACCCTGGGGGGCGCTTTGTTGTCTCCTGAGCGTTACCCTTTGTGCCTATGGACCCTGTGCAGCGCCCCAGTGGCATCCTGGTGCCCTACAGCAGGACCATGGGGCGCCCAGACCCCCAAAGCCTGCCCCCCCGTAGTGACGTGACCCCTAATGCCAATACGCCTGTTGGCACTGTCGGCCCGGCGCCCACTGCAGATAACGCAGGCTTTGGGGCACAGCATGTGATGTATCCAGCCAATGACCCACCACTGGAGGCCAGCGCCTGGGCTGGCTGGCCAGTGGAATGGCCCACCCCCAACACATCCCAGATGGGTGGGCGCTGGGCCTCAGACCTAGATATCGTTTTCGCCTGCATTGACCTGAACGCGCGCATTACGGCTGATATGCCCATGACTGTCACCAAAGCCAGGCAGCGCCTGACAGCGCCCAGCTGGGTGAGCAATCCTCAGCCCCTGGTGTATTCCCACATGGGGGAGTTTGTCAGCCAGGTCTGGTGGAGCTACCAGGCCATAGGTGAGGCCTTCATTGTGGCCACGTCACGCTTTGCTGACACTGGCTATCCGCGCACCTTCATGATGATGGACCCCGCTTACGTGGGGGTAGAGATAGATGGGGGCCTGCGTAGGTACTTCATCGGGGGCACTGAGGCCACAGAGGACATGCTGCACATCAGGTACCGCAGCTGGCCCAGCGATGCGCACGGACATGGCCCCCTAGAGGTGGCTGGCGAAAGGGTGTTAGCTGCAAAGACTTTCATGCGCTACGCCTCAGACCTGGCCCAGAATGGTGGCGTCCCATGGGCTGTCCTGAAGGCTAAATATCGGCTGGGCAGCAAACAGGCGCAGGACCTGAAAACGCAGTGGATTAACAGCGCGCGTAACCGCATGGGCGCCCCCGCCATCATTGACTCAGAGACTGACCTGCAGGTGCTGCAGGTGCCACCCAAAGACATGGCCCTGTCTGAGCTGCAGTCATTCACTGAGGCGCGCATTGCCATGCTGCTGGGGGTGCCTGCCTACCTGATGTCGCTGCCATCAGGCGCTGATGCCATGACCTATAGCAACGTGAACAGCCTGTTTGACTATCACTGGCGCGCAACGCTTCGCCCCGGTATCCGCTCTATCTCCAGGGCCATCAGTCAGTGGGCCTTGCCTGCTGGCACTGAGCTGGAGGTTGACCCCTACAGCTACATTCAGCCAGGGCCAGCTGAGCGCGCTGGGTACTACCAGACGATGGTGGGCCTGGGCGCCATGACTGTGGATGAAGTCAGGGCCAGTGAGCGCCTGTCCCCACTGGACAGCCCCAACACACCAGCAGCCACCGACCCAGGGGAGGCATTCAGCAATGCAGGGCTCTAACGAGATGCATTACCGCGCATGGCCAGTGGACCTGGAGCTGCGCGAGGCTGAAGGTGATGGCCTCACTGTCACTGGCATTGTGGTGCCCTATGGGGTGGAGGCTGAGATAGAGGAGCTGCGCCCATCTGGCGTCATCCGATATCGAGAAGCCTTCGCCCCTGGGGCTTTTGCGCGTGCCATGCGCGCCCCCAACAGGGTCAGCCTGACCTATAACCATGATACGGCGATGGGTAACCGCATGGGCTTTGGGCGCAGCTTCCAGGAGTCCAGTGAGGGGCTGGTGGGGACCTTCAGGCTGGATGCCTCCTCAGCCGACAAAGCCAGGGACATCCTGGAGTCCAGTCATGCTGGCTTCTCTGTTGGCTTCTATTCCCTGGTGCCCAGGGCTGGCAGTGAGCGCCCGGACAGCCTGGTCACCAGGCGTAGCGCCATCCTGGATCATGTGGCAGCCGTCGTGCAGGGCGCCTATAAAGGCGCTGGGGTGGCCAGTATTCGGGGCGCTGACCTAGACCTGGGTGAGCCCACAGTGGCTGACCTGGAGGCAGAGGCGCAGACGCGCCAGGATGCTGACCTACTGGCCTGGATTGATGACGCTGCAGCGGAACAGGCGCGCTGGGACGCTCTACACAGCTGATGTGCCTGATGCCCTATGGGCGCTGGCCTGGGCCTGGTGGCGCCGATGGCGGAAACGCTACGGGCGCCATTCTGAGGCACACACAAAGCGCAGGAGGAGACACAAACATGAGGAATAGGGCTACCCTCTAGCCCAGATAACGGCACCCCAGGAGCAGGCACCCCAGGCAGCTGGCAGCCCTGTGAATGACTGGCCCCCCGTAGATGGAATACCCACATCTACAGGAGGACCAGAATGACCATGGATGCAATCTCATCCAAACTGATCCAGGAGCGCCAGGCCCTGGTGCATCGCGCTGAAGGGGTGAAGCAGACAGCTTTTGAGGACAACGGGCGAGACCTGAACGAGTCAGAGCGCCAGTCCCTGGGCAACTTCCAACAGCGCATCAAAGCCATTGATGAGCAGTTGACCCTGACCACAACGGATTACGCGCTGAACGCTGAGACTGCTGCGCGCATTGCCCAGTACGCAGGCGCCCAGGCCATCCCCAATGATGGCTACCAGTACCGCACTGCTGGTGAGGTGCTGTTTGATGTCATCCACCAGGGCAGCGACAGGGACGCGCGTGAGCGCTTCCAGTCCGTAATGCGCGCCCAGACGCGCGCAGCTGAGCACATGGGCACCACAGCTGAAGTGACAGTGCCCACCGCTGGTGGGATGCCTGGGCTGGTAGTGCGACCCATCCAGGGGCCAGTCATTGACCTGGCCTGGGGTGGCATGCCCCTTTTCCAGGCGCTCAACCCACAGCCTGCGACTAACCCTCTCGGCTGGTCGCGCCCCCGCATTGTTGACCCCTACCTGGACACGGCTGCAGGGCCTCAGGCTGGCGGCAAAGAGAAGGCTGAACTGCCCAGCAAGCATTTTGAGGTGAAGGCTGACAATGTTGACCTGACCACCCTGGGCAACTACCTCAATGTGTCCATTCAGCTGGAGTCCTTCATTGCTGGCAGCCTTGACATCATCATCAGTCAGCTGAATAAGCGCCTCAGCCGTGGCCTGGAGCATGCTGCAGTGGCTGAGTTGGCAAAGGCCACAAAGACAATCACTCTCGCTGCTGATGCCACCTCCACTGAAGTCCTCAATGCCATCTACCAGGGCGCGGCTGCTGTGTTCAGCGCTACCCAGGCCCTGCCCTCCTGGCTGGCCATGGGGCCACTGGGCTGGGCGCGCATGGGTGGAGTCAGTGACCTGGCTGGGCGCCCCCTGTTCCCAACGCTCAACCCAACCAACGCAGCAGGCACTCAGTCCGTTGGCAGCTTTGATGGTGGGGTGGCTGGTATCCGTACCATCATCACCCCCGGAATCACTGACACCACAATGTATCTGGGCAATGGTGAAGGCATTGAGGCTGCTGTGTATAGGTTCCCAATGCTGCAGGCCATTGAGCCCAGCGTGTTGGGGCGCCAGGTGGCAGTAGCTGCCTCCTATGGCTTCTATCGCCCACCGACAACTGAAGCTGACCCCAGTGGCACCCCTGCAGCGTTGCATGAGGCCATTGTCAAGATTGCACCCTGAGCCATGGGCTACTTTGACCAGTCCTACCCACCCAGCATCTACGCGCCCCCCGTGATCCCAGCCACGGGGGCCACCGCTGGTATCCCTGGGACCTGGACCCCTGCAGGCAGCACCCCACCAGCAGACCTGGCCACCCTGCAGGGGTCTGGCATTGTGGCCACCCCACAGACCGGCTGGACATCAGGCCAGTACGTCCAGACAGCCACTGCTGGCGCCGCTGGGCGCGCCACCTGGACAGGGACTGACTGGGTGGGGGGCGCAGCCCCATTGGCTGCCAAGAGGAGCGCGCAGGCATGAGCACTAACCCGCTGCCCTGGGATGGTGACCCCACATTCATTGTGGAGGAGGCGCGCAAAATTCTGCGCCTCGCTGCTGATGACCCTGACCTGGATAGGTTGGGGCGCCTGGCCTTTGTCGTCATGGAGCTGGTGCGCCAGCAGCTGGATGCTGAGGTGCCCTATGACGATCCAGCAGCAGCACCCATCCCAGACCCCATCACCGATGCCTGTATCACTGCGCTGGTGGAGCAATACAGACGCAAGGATGCGCCGTTCGGCATCACAGGCGCCTGGTCGGCTGATGGGGTGGCCATGCGGGTGAGCAAGGACTGGCTAGACCCTGTGCTGTTTGCCCTGCAGCCCTACAAAAGTCGCTGGGGGGTGGCCTGAGATGTCTGCCCCAGCAACGACTACCCCAGTCATCCTGAGCGCACTGGCGCCCATCCTGCAGGCGCTGGAGGCTGTAGGCATCAGGGTCTACTCAGACCCAAAGGACATCAACCCACCCTGCGCCTACCTGGCCCCCCCCACCCTGCGCTTCAGCTTTGGCAAGGGTGGCTATGAGGCTGATCAGACCCTGTTGCTTTGCAGCAGCAACACTGTCAAGCGCGCGCAATATGAGGAGCTGTCAGACCTGATGGCGCGCAGTCAGTCTGCCCTGGGTTACCGAATGGTGACAGCCAGGCCAGCCGATATCTGGACTGCTGACCAGACAGCAGTGCTGGCAGCATATGAACTCACCTGGACCGATACCGTTCGAATGAGAGGCTAACCCGTGACTACCCCTGTCAATTCAGACAACGAGAAGTTTGGCCCAGGCACGCTGAAGATTGGCGCCACTGGGTCCGAAATTGATGCCAGCTGCTATGTCAATGGGCTGCGCATCACTGCCACCGCTGATAGAGGCGACAGCAAGACAATGCTGTGTGGCACAACGAAAGCGGGCTCTGTCAGGTACGACTATGAGATGACAGGCAACCTGGACCTGGACCTAAACTCAGGCGCTGATGGGCTTTTCGCCCTCTCGCAAGAGTCCCCAGGCAGCACCCAGGCCTTTGAGTTCATCCCCAACACTGCTGGGGGCACCAGCGCCTCAGGGCAATTAGTGTTGGACCCCATGGACTTTGGCGCTGACGAGTATGGCGCCATCATGGCCTCTGACGTGACCTGGACCCTGGTGGGGCAGCCCACCTACGTCTATGGCACCCCAGCAGCCGTGGCCATCAGTGGTGTTACGGCTGGCAGCCCTGGCAGCTTCCAGCCCAGCAACGCGCCCATCCCAGCCAACCTGGCAGCACTGAAGGCTGATGCAGTCGTTGGGGATGCAGGCACCAATAAGCCTGTGGCTGCCTGGACCAGTGGCCAGTCTGTGGTGCTGGGTACGGGGTCGGCGCACTGGGATGGGACAGCCTGGCTGACTGGTGCTGCTGCCTGATGGCTGGTGGGGTGAAGGTGGAGGTTAAGGGCGCTGAGCGACTGTCCAGCACCCTTAACGCCGCTGCCTCAATGCTTCTCGACCAGACCCCAGCCAACAGGGCTGCTGGTGAGGAGCTGATGCGCACAGCGATGGGCAAGGCCCCCAGGCGCACAGGGCGCCTGGCTGGGTCCATCACTGTGCTGGGCGCTGACAGGGTTGAGCTGCAGGTGGGCAGCAACCTGCGATATGCCAGCTTCCAGAACTACGGCACCAGGCACAACAGGCCTACCTATTTCCTGACAGGGGCACTGGATGCACTGACCACAGACGCCTACGTGGCGTATGCAGATGAAGTCATGGGCACAGTCAAAGGGGCATAAGCAATGAAGCAGATGGTTATTCAGATCATGATGGCCAATGGTGACGCCTGGGAAGTCAGGACCACTACGGGCGATTACGTGGCGTATGACGACACTGGTAAGCGCCAGCGCCCCCAGTGGGGGCCTATGAGTGAAAACGTGGCGCGCTGGGAGGCGTTCCTGGCCTGGCATGCCTCCAGGCGCCTGGGGCTCTATGACAAGCCCTGGGAGTCATTCCTGGACGACTGCGTGAGCGCTGATGGGCAGCCTGTGGACATGGACCCTACCGTGAGGGCTCCTGGGGTCACTGGCTAGTAGAGCTGTCACTGGCCACCCAGATGCCAGTGACAGTGCTGCTGCAGCAGGATGATTCAGTGCTGGCCACCATCGTTGACATCTACGAGAAGCGCGCAGCATCCACCAGGAAACAGCGCAGGAGGGCATAGGCAATGGCACGCTCAGCAAGCCTGTCTATCAGGGTCCTGGTGGATGCTGCCCAGGGCGCCAGTGAGCTGCGCGGGCTGGGTGACTCAGCAGCCACCACAGGTGATCAGTTTAAGCAGATGCTGGGCGCTGCAGCAGCTTTCGCTGGGGTGACAGCCTTTATTAAGTCAGCCGTTAGTGCAGCATCAGACCTGCAGCAGTCCACTGGTGGGGTAGAGGCTGTGTTCAAAAACAGCGCCTCAGCAGTCAAGAACTTTGCCAGTGGGGCTGCACAGTCGTTGGGGCTCAGCAAGTCTGCCTATCAGGAGCTGGCCACTGTCATTGGGTCGCAGCTCAAAAACGCTGGCACCAGCATGGAGGAGCTGGCCCCTAAGACAAACAGCCTCATTGAGAAGGGCGCAGACCTGGCTGCCATGTTCGGTGGCACCACAGCTGAGGCTGTGGGGGCGCTGTCCTCAGCGCTGAAGGGTGAGCGTGATCCCATTGAGCGCTATGGCGTTTCGCTGAACCAGGCAGCCATTGATGCTGAGATTATGGCTAAGGGGATGGACACCAGCACCAACGCCGCTAAGGCTGCTGCCACCCAACAGGCCACCCTTAACCTGATCATGAAACAGACAGCGGACAGCCAGGGTGCGGCTGCGCGCGAGGCTGACAGCTACGCCAGTGTGATGCAGCAGCTGAGCGCCATCTGGGAGAACACCATTGCTGAGGTGGGCGCTGAGTTGCTGCCTGCCCTGTCCAGCCTGGTGGGCACCCTGGGTGACCTGGCCCCCGTGGCTGCAGCCATCCTGGGGCCACTGGCTGAGTTCGCTGGCTGGGTGCTGCAGCTGCCTGCCCCCATCCTGGCTGTGGCTGCTGGCATTGCCCTGTGGAAGTTCAGCCCCCTGAGTTCAATGCTGGGCAAGCTGAGCACTGCCCTGTCCTCTGCCACAGGGTCAGCCTCAGGCTTTGCCACAGCAGCCAAGAGCATTGGCAGCGCACTGGCTGGGGGTGCCATCCTGGGTGGCGCCATGATCATTATTGGCCAGATTGCCAGCGCCTACGCAGATGCCAAAGCCAGGGCTGAGGAGTTCCAGTCTGTGGTCAGCACTCTGGGTGATGAGCTGGTGCGCACGGGGGGCAAGGCCACTGATGCCTTCTCAGAACTCCAGCGCGGCACCATGGAGAACACCACAGCCTTTAAGGCCCTGACCAGTGCTGGCATCAGCTACGGGGATGCCATGAACTTCTTCACCGACCAAAGCAAGCTGAGCAGTGATGCTGTGGATGCCATCACAGCTGCCCTGGGCGAGATGGACCCAGCCACCATTAAGTCTGCCCTGGACATGACCAAGAGTGGGGAGGCTGCCAGCAAGTATGCCCAGGAGAAAATGGCGTTCCTGGCAGCTGAACAGCTGGCCACGGGGGCCACTGAGGACAACTCAGCAGCCACAGCAGAGGCAGCAGCAGCCCAGGCCAAAGCTGCTGCAGAGCAACAGAAGGCAGCAGAGGCAGCAGCGAAACAGGCTGCAGCACAGACCCAGGTATCGGTGGCCCTGGACACTGTGAAGGCCAGCACTGATGCAGCCTCACGCGCCCTGGACTTTTTCACCCTGGCCATGGATAAGGCTGCAGGGCGCCAGGTGTCAGTGGAGCAGGCAAGCCTGGCTGTGCAGTCAGGGCTGGCTGATGTCAGCAAGGCCTTTGCTGATGCCACCACTGCTGGCACGTTCAATGCTGACCAGCTGGCAGCCTGGGACTATGCGGCACTGCAGGCCACTGACTCAGGCAGGGCTGTCTACTCATCCCTGAGCACAATGCGCACAGGCTATGACCAGGCCACCACTGCTGCCTATAGCCAGGCTGTGGCCAACGGGGACGCAGCAGGCGCCATGGATGCTGCCAGGTACGCAGCCTCATTGGCTTATGGGGAGTTCATCACCATGGCCCAGGGCGCTGGCCTCAGTGCCACCCAGGCCCAGGAGCTGGCAGCCAAGCTGGGCATAGTCGAGGGCACCCAGATTAACGAGAAGACCTTCAGTGTCATCGCTGAGGATGCCCAGGCCCAGGCAGCCCTGCTGGCCGCTCAGGGCGCAGTCATTGACCCAAAGTCCTTTGATGTCAGCGCTAATCCCAAAGAGGCCCAGTCCACCATTGGCAGCCTGGTGGGCCAGTCCCTGAAGAACACCCTGGCACTGTCGGCTGACCCAAAGGCAGCTCAAAGCACCATCAATGGGGTAGTGAACGAGAAGCGCACCACTACCCCTGTCAGGGTCGTTGCTGACCCATCCCAGGCCAACAGCACCATCAATGGGTTCACCCAGACGCAACGCTCCACCCAGGTGGAGGTGACAGCCAATGCCACCAGTGCCCTGCAGACCATTGGCAACGTCACTAATGGGCGATGGAATGCCACAGTGACAGTGGGGGCTGACACTGGCCCTGCCCTGTCCGCCATCAGCAGAGTCGAAGGGGGCAGTTATTCGGCCACCATCGTTGTCTCAGCCAACACAGCTGGGGCGCGCGCAGCTATCGCAGCTGTGCCCACCAGTGTCAGTGTCGCGCCAGCACCCCCAGCTGGACTGATGGCCATGGGCGCCACAGCCTTTGGCGCCCCCACCTTCACCCCAGCTGCGCCACCCCCCTTGCATGGCATCAGCGCGCGCAGCGAGGCCCCCAGTCAGTCAGTGACCTACGAAATTAACGTGAGCAACACCCTGGACAGTGCAGACACCATCGCGCGCAGGGTGCTGGACGTTATCGAGAAGCGCGAGAGGCGCATTTATGGCATCAGGGTGCAGGCACGATGACCCAGCCTGACTGGCTGCCACCGCCGATGCTGCCCCCATCGGTCAGTGTCTGGTCGGCTGGTGTGCAGCTCTCTGATGGGCGAGATGGGGGCAGCCCGCTGAGTCCCATGGTGCTCAGCGGGCTGCGCGTCACCTGGGGCAGGGCAACCATTCTCGACCAGCCACCCCCCAGCACCTGTGACCTATCCATGGTGGATGTGTTGGGGGGTGAGGCGTTCCTGGATGTGGTGGGCATTGGGCGCAGCCTGGAGGTACGCGCGGACAGCATCACCTACCCAGACCCTGGCGCTGGTGGGTCCACTGTCGTTATCAATCTGACGATGGACTCCATGCCGGTGGCCATGATCCTGAGCAACGCAGCTGCTGCCATCACCGGTGGGCAGCTGGTCCTGCGCCCAGTGGACAGCACTAGGGCTGTGGTGGCCACCTTCACCCCTGGCACCCCTGTGCCAGTGGGGGGCAACCCTGCAGCCTGGGACGCCATACCCAGGGCAGCAGCAGGGCAGAGCTGGCTGGCTGCAATGGATGTGGCGCTGCCTGCCATGTTCGCTGGCTACTCAGGGTGGCGCGCTGAGGTGGTGCCTGTGTCCTTCACTGCGCCCTGGGCGCCAGGCACTGCGCAGCCCCCAGCACTGCCCATCACCGGTGGCACCACGCACTCAGGCACCTACCCACCCACCCCAGGCACCTGGCAGGGGGTGCGCGTCACCATCTGGCCAACAGGCCCAGCCTGGCAGGAGCTGAACACCAGCACCTGGGACAGCCTGGCAGCTATCCCCACCTGGGATGCGCTATCCACATTCACTGTGGATAACGTGAAGCTGACAGCCCCCCCAGCTGGCACCCAGCGCAGTGCCCTGGTGTTCAGTGGGCGCATCACTGACATGGAGGCGCGCTTTGACAGTGACAGTGGCGCAACGCTTATTGACATCACAGCGCAGGACCAGCGCGCTGAGTTGGCCAACAGGGATGTAGGTGATGTGCCCTGGCTGGCTGAGCGCCTGGACGCCAGGGTGGCGCGCATCATCACCTCCTCAGGGCAGGCCATTGGCTACCGCATAGATACCTCCATGCAAGCCCTGGGGGTGTCCTGGCGCGATATCGACAGGCAAGGCGCCCTAACCCTTCTCCAGGAGATGGCCATATCGGGTGATGGGGTGCTGTGGGCTGCAGCATCTCTGACGACAGGCCCCTATCTGGACTTTGAATCACTAGGTGAGCGCCCAGCCCTGTCAGGCCTCACCCAGGGCGCTGACTCCATCGTTGTCATCGGCCCGATTACCAGCGTGCCTGGCAGCGTGGCCCTGGATGCCTGCAGCCTCAGCCGTGAACCCGTGCGCTGGATACAGGATGTGGCTGATGTGTCCACCAGGGTTGCTGTCACCTGGCGTGAACAGACCCTGAACGACAAAGGCCAGCCAGCCCCTACTGACAGGGTGGCCACTGCCTCAGATGCTGCACTGGAGGACATCGTTGGCACCAGGCGTATAGCCATCAGCACCCAGCTGTCAGGCAGCAGTGACGCAGTGACCCTGGCCAACAGCACCCTAGGGCGCACCAGTACCCCAGGGTGGCGCCTGGCAGGGCTGCACTGGGAGGCAGAGACAGACGCGCCCATGGACAGCGCTGCACTGGGTCGCATGATGACGCTCCTGGATGGCACCACGCGCAACGGCTGCCCTGTTGTCATCACCAATCTGCCAGCCTGGTCACCCATCGTGGGCAGAACAGACATCCCCCTGTTTGTGGAGGGGGGCACCTACACCAGCCAGGATGGCGCCTGGGTGCTGGACCTGACTACCAGCGCCCCCACAGCAGCTGGGCGCAGTGCAGCCTGGCAGGACTTCCCCAGCACCCCCCACCCAGTCACAGCCTGGCGCTGGCAGGACATGGCGCCATCAATCCGCTGGCTGGACCTATCGGGCACAGCCGTTACATGAGCAACAGGAGAGGCTAGGAACATGCCAGCGAACACATCCAGCGGGCTGCCATATCCGCTACCCAGTGAGCCAGTCAGGGATGGGGCTGATGCCATCAAGAACCTGGCCAATGAGCTGACATTCAGACAGAACGTATCGACAGCTGTAGGGCCATCCTTTGCCTACACGCGGTATTCAGTCACAACCAATGCGTCTGGCTATTTCGCTACTAGTAAGCCAACGAACATGAAGCTACTGCGAGGCGCCATCCTGGCAGCTGAAACAGCCAATTACATGTACCTGGCCCACGTGACCCTGCTACCCAATGCCTCAGGGGGGCTGGATGGTGTGCTGATCCGTGCCGATACCGGGCTGCAGGTGCCGACAACAGCGTTCATGCTCAACATCATGCAATGGGGGGACCGGCTCTGATGGATAACGACTCCTGCCAGACGGCAGACTGCGAAATGCTCAACATCCCCATCAGTGGCCTGGAGGCCATCCCTGCTGAGTTCCTGCCCCCCATCTGTGGCGTATGTGGCCACCCCCTGGGGGCACCTGAAGTGGAAGGACCAGCCAGTGCCTGACATCATCCCCACCAGGCGTGAGCCCAGGGGGGACTTCCCCACCCACGATGACGCCAGGGCAGCCCTGCGCCGTGTCCGTACCGCTGAGGATGCAGCCCTGATAGCCAGGCTGCGCCTGCTGCTGTGGAGGGCGCGCCATGGCCAGCGGTAACAGCTATAACGGCTGGCCAGCGAACAGCGACAAAAACGCAATAGGCATAGTGCCCTTTGGTGACCCCCAGGGGCTGCCATTCCCTGGAGGGGTGAAGTCTGGGGATGTGTTCACAGTCCTGGGCTACGTGGCCATTCAATTCAATGCCAGGGTTGAGCCCATCGTTTCAGGGTGGGACTGGGGCTACACCTACAAAGCCAACGTGAATAACCCCTCTAGCCTGTCCTGCCATGCCAGCGGCACAGCCCTGGACATTAACGCGCCAGATCACCCCAATGGGTCCGGGGGCACCTTCACTGATGCCCAGGTTGGCACCATCTACGCCATTCTGGATGAAGTCCAGGGCGCTGTTGACTGGCTAGAAGGCTATGACGAAATGCATTTTGAAATATGCGTGAGCGCCAGCACCCTGGCGCGCGTTGCTGCCAGCTTGCCCACCAATGGAGGAGGAGCCCCCGATATGCCACTCAATGATGACGATATCGAGAAGATACGCAGGGTGATTGATGAGCGGATTAACGCGCATTTCGGCGCAGGTGCCGTGTCTGATCCTGGCGCAGCCCTCAACAGTGGAGTCAGCCCCAGGATGCACCTGGACAGGCAGGCTGACCTGGCAGCAGACCCTGGCTGAGGCGCCTGCGCTCAACGTCTGTCGTGAGTGACCTGTGGGTTACCGCAGGCCTTTGCCTACTGATGTTTGGTAGGCTGAGTGTATGGACACACACACACAGCCAGTCGCAGTCATCTACGTTCGCCAGTCCGAAGACAGGGACCTGGATGAAAACGCAGTACGTAGGCAGCTAGAGGCTGCCCAGACGCTTTGCGCCAGTAGGGGTATCACTGTCGCTCACACCATCATTGAGAATGACACCAGCGCCACTGCAGACAGGCCCAGGCCTGACTATCAGCGCCTAGTGGCCATGATCAGAGGGCGCCAGGTGGACTACATCATCACCCCTACTGCTGAGCGCCTGATGCGCAAGCTGGTGGACCTAGAGGAGATGATTGACTTAGTGGAGGCGCACAGCGTCACCATCATTGCGCTGGCTGGACAGCTGGACCTGAGCACCCCCAATGGGCGCCTCCTGGCGCGCATCCTGGTCAGCGTTGCGCGTAATGAGATAGAGGTGAAGGTGGCGCGCCAGCGCAGCAAAAACGCACAGCTGGTGGCTGATGGCCTGCCCACTAAGGGAGGCCCCAGGACCCCTGGCTATGAGGCAGGCCTAATGACGATTAGGGAGGCTGAGGCGCAGCACATTCGCTGGGGCTTCTCAGCCATCGTTAATGGCCAGCCCCTGCGCACAGTCTGGCGTGAGTGGAATGAGAAGGGCTTTACTAACCGCAGTGGCAATAAGTGGACAGTGGCCAACGTGCGCAAGCTGCTAATGAATCCTCGCTACGCAGCCCTAAGCGTCATCCATTCCACTAGCGGTAATCGCTCAGGGATGGTGCCTGGCCAGTGGCCAGCCATCGTCACCCCTGATGTCTGGCATGCCACCCAGGCCATTCTGAATGACCCAGCGCGCAGGATGACACCCAAAGGCAAGGGTGGCACCAGGCTGTATCTGCTATCAGGCCTTGCGCGCTGTTTTTGCGGCGCCCTGGTGATGGCTGGCAGGAATAACCACAACGCGCGCAGCTATCGCTGCTCAGAGCGCCCAGGGCACATGGCCAGGGTCGCTGAGCCCATTGATGCCTACGTACTGGCCACGGTGGCACAGCGACTGCGTGAGAAGGATGCCGGGGGCGCCATCACTCCAGCTGGTCAGGCTGTGGACCACGGGGCGCTCAGGGATGAGCGCGCTGCCCTGCGTGTCAGGCTGGATGAGCTGGTGGACCTGCGCGCCGATGGGGACATCAGCAAGGAACAGCTACAGCGTGGCACTGCGCGCATCACAGTGCGCCTGGAGGCCATCAGGGTGGAGCTGGAGCGAGATGCCCTACTGGCGCCCCTGCTGGGCCAGGTGGACCCTGGGAAGGCTTTTCTGGAGCTGACCGACCTGGACCAGCGCAGGGCTGTTATCGCGCGACTGGCGCCCAGCATTATCCTGCGCAGCCCAGGCAGGGGGGCGCGTAAGTTTGACCCAGCCTCAGTGGAGGTATTGCGCTAGGCCCAGATAAACCAAAGGGGCGCCCCCAATACGGGGCGCCCCTTTTTTGTTGCCTGTGACATTAGTGGGAAAGCTTTTCCAAAGCTTCTAGCGCTCCATCCAGCTCAACAGACATGCGCGTTAGCTCTCTGCGTACCCTGCGCAAAGTCTCCAGGGGCGCCTCTGGGCCTGTCGGTATCGGCACCTCCATAGAGAAGCGCCTGAGGTAGCCATTGGTGGGCGCCTCCTCCTGCTCTATCAGCTGCCCTTGCACGTTTAGCTCCAGGACCTGGGCCAGGCGTCCCAGGCTTAGGGGGCTGATGCTGCCTGTCCGCTCCCACATGCCTACTGACTTCTTAGTGCTGCCCATCTGCTCTGCTAGCTGCGTCTGGGTCCAGCCCTTAGCTACTCGCGCCTCCCTGATGCGCGCCCCCAACAGCGTTGCTGTGGTCACTGTCTGCCTCCTGTGGTAGTGCGTCCCCTCATGACGCTTAAAGCCTCATAGTGCCAGGAACGGACAGGAACGGCACCCAGGTAACCTGGCGTGTCTCACCTGGGGTTACAGAATTACCCCTGTGTATCTCCGTTCGGTGCCTATGCGTTGCTGTGAGTTCACCCTAGGGTTACCGCATGCCAACACAGAGACACGCCAGGCTGTGGCTAGTAGGCCCAGCCGTCAGGGCCATCAGGGAGGCCAGGGGCATTACCAATGAGCAGTTTGCGCGGGATGTGGGTATCTCTCACGCGCATCTATCCAGGATCGAACTAGCAGGCAGGCAGCCCTCCACAGCCGTCATGGTGGCCATTGCGGACAGGCTGGCGCTGCCAGTGGATGCCATCACAGTGGACCTGGGCCAGCTCGAGAAGCTGCGCGCAGGCGTAGTGGCATGAGTGGCCTCACTGAGCGAGAGCTGCGCCTGGTGGAGGCCATGAGTGAGCGTTTCGCCGATGACATACGCAGGGAGGTGGCCCAGGCCCCCCCAATCACTGATGAGGACAGGCGCTACGTGCGCGCCCTCCTGGGGGATACCAATGAGCACCAGCACCCATAGGCCCATCCTGGTGGCCATCCAGGGCAGGGGTATGAACAGGCTGGACTGCACCTGTGGCGCAATGGGTCTGGCGACAATGAAGCCCACAGACGGTATGGCGCCAGTCATCTCAGCGATGAAGGCACACAGGGAAGCTGAGGCGCTGGCTGACATGGCTAAGGCCCTAGAGCGACAGGAGCGCAGCAGATGACCCTGCCACTATGGCCAGCCTCCCTAGAGCCACTGCTGCAGGTCCAGGTCCCAGGTAAGCCACGCGCCCAGGGCAGCATGGCGCTGTGGAGGGCTGCAGATGGCTCTGAGCGCGCAAAGTATGCGCCTGAGGTAGTGGCGCACAGGAACTTAGTTATCGGCTGCCTGGTGGAGGACTGGGCACTAGCACCCCCCATCACAGGCCCTGTCCGTGTGTCTGTGCTGCTGTGGTTTCCCAGGCCCAGGGCGCACTACCGCACTGGGAGACATGCCAGTGAGCTGCGCCCTGGGGCGCCAGTGATGCATACCCAGTATCCAGACCTGGATAAGTGTGTGCGCCTCATTTTCGATGCGCTGACAGTGGCTGGGGTCTGGCTGGATGACAAACAGGGCTGCGACTTGCGCGCCCAGAAGCGTTGGGGCACAACAGGAATGACCTCCATTACCCTCTATCGTAAGGATGACGCTGATGCCTGAGCTACAGCCAGTGAAGCTGGACGAGGGCACATATGTGCTGCTGGTGACATGCCCTGAGTGTGAGCTGCCTGTTCACTTCCCAGTGGAGCTGTCAGGGCGCCTCACTGTGGACAACAAAGGCAGCAAGCTGCGCCCCCTGCTGACCACAAAGTCACTGGACCATAAGTGTTCTGTGGATGCAGCACAGGAGCCCCTGCCCTTTCCTGCCTACCTCCAGCAACGATGACAGCGATACAGGCCAGGGAGCAGGAATATGCCAGCGCGCGCCATCACCTGGCCACGCGCCTGGAGCGCCTGGCATCGGTGGCCCAGGTGCTGGCTGACGAGATGCGCGATGGTGGCACGCTCACTGTTGCTGACATGAACAGGCTGGAGAAGCGCGTGCAAAGTGTCTATGAGGCAACAGCTTTGGCCAGGGCAACCAGGCCATGAAGATCAGCCAGATACTCCTGACACCTGAGCTGGCCAGCAAACTGCTAGGCACCAGCCCTGCGACTCAGCGCCCACTAACCCAGGCGAAAACACGCAAGATAGCTGAGGCCATCCTGCGTGATGAATGGCGCCTGACTCATCAGCCGATAGCCCTAGATGAAAAGGGCAACCTGATAGATGGGCAAACACGCTGCGCTGCCTGTGTTCTCGCCAATCGTCCCATCCTGGTCATGCTGGCTGAAGGTGTTGACGCTGCCAGCTTCGCTGTCATGGATATCGGCGCCAGGCGCACCCCTGGGGACATCCTGCACATATCTGGCGTGACCGATGCGCGCACCACTGCGGCGACTGCGCGCCTGTATGTGGGCTACAGGGATGGCCTCTTGGGTGACGCGCCCTGGCGCGCAGGTGGTGGGAACGTTGGGCGCCTCAGCACCATCACACCCATCAGGCTGCTGCGCGCACTGGAGGAGTCCCCCCTACTGACTGACAGCACTATTAGGGCTGAGTCCGCAGCCGTGGCCTCAGGTGTCGGACGCAGGGGGCTGCGCAGCCCAGTCCAGGCTGCCCTCATTGTCATCACTGAGGATGCCAAACCTACGGCGCAGCAATATGACTCATTCATCAGCGCCCTGACTAAGGGGGCAGACCTAGCGCCATCATCTCCAGTGCTGACCTGGCGCCAGTGGGCAGTAAGGCCCATCACGCGCCACCCAGTGGAGGTGCTGGCCACGCTGTTGAAGGTCTGGACCATCTACCAGCGAGGGGGGCGCCTAACCCAGCTCAGGGCCTTTGCTGAAGGGGACTCAGTACCCAGTGTTACGGCGCACTGACCTGCGCACCCTGTGCATCATCCAGGGCTGTTTAACACCCAGGGTGGGGGCCAATATGTGCGCCCCTCACCAGACCCATACGACTCGATTGGGGTACGTGCGTGCCATGGAGAATGACGACACCACAGCGAATGAGATAGATGAGCTGGCAAGGCGTCTGCTGTTGCTGGCCTCACTGAAGGGGCGCGTAGAGGGCGCCATTGCTGACACCAGGACCAGCCTGCGCAAGCTGACCAGGCCTGGCACCAGCGTTAAACCGCGCCTGGCCGATGGTGGGCCAGCTGGAGTGGTCAGCTACACAGTGGCTGGCATTAAGGCCCAGGTGGCTGATGAGGAGGCCTTCACTGCCTGGGTACTGAAGCGCTACCCCACTGAGGCCACCATGGCTGTCAGTGTGCGAGAAGCCTTTAGGGCCAGGGTCCTGGAGGTTAGCGAGGCTGCTGGGGTGGCCCTGGGGCCAGGTGGAGAGGCTGCAGAGGATGCGCCCCCCGTGCGAATGGTCAACACAGCTGGCACTGTGCGCGCCCTGCCAGACAAGAACAGGACCAGTGAGCTGTGGGCTGAGATTAGGGCTGGGGCAACACTTTTCGAACTAGAGGAGCAGGGGCAATGACATCATCAGAACTAGAGCGCAGGCCACAGTCTGACCTGCAGGCCCAATGGGGCTACGCCAAAGCCCTTGCCACAGCAGGCACGTTGCCTAAGGCCTACCGGGAGAAGCCAGGGGATGTGCTGCTGGCCATGGCCTATGGGGAGGCCCTGCGCCTGCATGTCACCAACGTCTTTACCAGCGTTCACATCATTGATGGCAAGCCCTCCATGTCCAGTGAGCTGATGCAGGCGCTGATCAGGCGCGAGGGGCACAGGATCAGGACCAAAGGGGATGCGCAGTCAGCTACCTGCGTCATTGTTCGCAAGGATGACCCTGACTACGCCTACACAGTGACCTGGACCCTGGCCGATGCCAGGCAGGCGAAGCTGATCCCAGCCAAGCCAGACTCAGGCTGGGCAAAGTACCCAGGCGCCATGCTGCTGGCCAGGGCTGTCAGTGCCTGCGCGCGCCAGGCCTGCGCTGATGTGCTGGCTGGGGTCAGCTACACACCTGAGGAGCTGAGCACCAATGGCGCCATGGTGGATGCCCTGAGCACCCCTGCGCCTGTGCGCGCTCCTGAAGGCCCCAGGGCACCAGTGGGTTACCCAGATGCCCTGGATGGCACCACAGAGGCCCCTGAGCGCCCCCAGGAGCGACCGGCGCCCCCAGCCGGGGGTGATGACACCAGGCCCAGGCCCCCGTACCCAGAGTCAGTCAGCATGGCCGATGAACAGGCGCAGCAGTGGCAGCAGGCCTGGCTGGTGGACCTGGACCAGGCACAGGAGGCCAATGACCTGGAGGCCATCACCCAGCTGGGCAACAAAGCGCTCACCAGTGGCCTGGTGGATGCCCTGCCCATGGCAGCCCAGGCGCGCGAGGCCTGGCTAGAAGTTCAGGCCAGGCTGGCTGATGCCTAGGGCCAGGTGCTCAGGCTGTCGGCTGTGGATTGACACCACTGCGCCTGGGGTTGCGGAGAAGATCAGCTGTTACCGGGTGAACCGCAAGAGGGGCGCAGGTGGGGGCACCAACGCTGTCAGCCTGCCAAAGTCGTTGGGGGTCTGGCTGTGCCCTGCCTGCCATGACGTAGCAAAGGGCAGCCTGGACCTGGCGCAGGGTGAGCTGTTCTGAGCGCCATGGGATATCACAACGTGGCAGCCGTCATGACGTACTGGCCCCAGCTGGGCCATGCGCCAGGGCGCCTGCTGGTGCATATGGCGCTGATGTCCCTGGACCCCCCAGGGCGCAACGGCACCCCAGCCTGCCACTACTGGGGGCCTGTGCAGATGCAGGCGCAGGCCATGGGTATCAGCAACAAAGCCAGCGCCAGGCAGCTGCGCAAGCTGCGCGCAACCCTGGTGGAGGCAGGCGCCCTGGAGCTGGTGAGGCCAGGGCACAAAGGGCGCCCCCCTGTTTGGCTGGTCATCACTGAGCCCCCCAGGGTGCCAGCCCAGATGCCCTGGCTGGACGGAACTTTGTAGGCCATTGAGTGGCCTAGTAGGGAGGCCACTGAGTGGCCTAGTAAATGCCGTTTAGTAGGCCACTGAGTGGCCTCCAGATGAGTAATAAGGAATAGGACCAACACATGAGGAGGGGGCTGGGTTGAGAAAGCTAGTCACCACTCATGATCAAAAACAGCTGAGGAGGCAGTCAACGTGATCCCTGTGGATGGGTGGCGCAGTGCGCTGGCGCGCTACTGCAGCCATGGCAGCGCTGAGGCCTCAGGGTGCGAGGGGGGCAGGGGCTATGGCCCCTGTGGGCCTGGTGAGTTCATCTACTGCGCCCATGGGGTGGATGCACGCAAGGCCACCAGAGAGGGCGCCCCCCACTGCCCCTGGTGCCGGGGGGTAACGCGCAGGCAGGCGAACAGGGACATCTGGCAGCCCCCCAGGAGCTTTGTCTAGGTGTCGCTTTCGCCACCCTGCTGGGCTGTTTGGGTTAATTCGCCCGACTCAGGCACCAGGGCCTGGTCACGGACAGTCAGGGTCTGGAGGTGTTCACGTATGACCTGGGATAGAGACAGGCCCCTGATGGCGGCAGCGCTGGTGGCCTGTGCCCATAGCTGGTCATCAATGCGCACAGAATGAATGGGGGTCTTCATCCATTCAGTGTATGGACAGTGCCAGATGCCAGGCTTGCGCGTGTGTATGGACACGCTTTAGGTTCCACGACGACTGAGCAACAGGGAGAGACACTCAATGGGGATGTGTTCGCATGCGCACGATAACGACAATGATCCAATACTCAGCCTGTCCTGTTACGTTGCCCAGCCTGAGGATGTCCTGCGCGTCACCATCGACATATGTCCTGAGGTGACAGACACCCAAACAGCAGTGATAGCAAAGCATCTCAGCGATGCGCTCTACTCGATAGGCAGGGCAGCGATGCGCTCAGCACAGGAGGCGAACTGATGGACTGGTGGCTAATCGCCTTCGGCGCAGTGTGTCTGGCTGCAGGCCTGGCCCTGCAATGGAGCGTACGCAGGGACATGCGCAGGGACGCGGCTGAGGTGCGCGCGCTGATGGACAGGCAGCCCTATGAGTAGGCGCCTGGCGCTGGGCCTGGTGCTGGTGTGCTGCTGTGTTGGGGGCTGCGCACCAACACCTGCACCCACTGTGACATCCACTGTGACGCTGGATGTTTGGCCACAGGTCACGCGCGTTGTGATGCCTGAAGACCTGGACCGGTGCGGCTGATGAGTGAGCTGGCTGCTGCTGCAGCGGATATCAGCCAGGTCCTGCCATGCCTGGGCTGTGGCCTGTGGGTCAGTGGGCGCGATGACTACTGTGCAGCCTGCTGGGATGACGTACTGGACTGGCTGGGCTGGTGACAATGGATGCCATGGCAAGGCGCTGGGTGTTCACCCTGGATGCTGGCTGGGTCTGGGTAGTCGTTGCGCTGCTGGTGTTCTGGGGCGCAGTGGCCCTGCTGCTGTGGCTGGTGCTCAGTGACTGAGGCACCCATTCGCAGCCTCACCCAGGGGCCAGGCTGGGTGCTGTGCTGCATCTGCTACACCAGGCATGAGCGCCCCTACCCTGACCTATGGCGCGGCACTGATGGTGTCCTGGTGGATGTCTGCGCTGGCCAGTGCGCCATTGATGCAGGGCTGACCAATGACTGAGCGCTGCCCTACCTGTGGTGACAGGGACTGCAGGGTTGAGCCCAATGGCAGTGAGCTGGCTGCCTTCCACCTGATCCTGGTGACGCGCACCAGGCTGGAGTGCTCAGTGCTGTGCGAGGCTGGCACCCCTCACCTGCATGAGTACCGCGCAAGGGATGTGCAGGGCACCCCCTCCACC